GGGCCCTCCGGGCCCGGATCGGCCGGTTTTTTTTAGCCGGCGACGTTTTTGGCTAGGTAAGTAACTTTGAATTTTCGAGGTGAGTGTGGCCGACAGTGACCCGCCGCTGACTGCCACCGAGCAGCTTCGGCAGCGCCAACTTGAGGCTCTGGTGCAGTCGGCCCTGGCCAAAAAAAAAGCCGGCAAGGAACTGCTCGGCAAGGAAATCGCCGCTTTAGCAAAGTGGGAAGCTCAGCAGGATGAACGCCGAGGCCTGCGCTTCGTACGGGCCATCCCGAAAAAACTCTGGTGCGAGTGGAGCGGCCGGCAACAGCGCACGCTCAACGCGCAAGCAGACCTCTACGGCCTGCCAGTCGGCGGTCCGACGATCGATCTGCCGAGTCTGGCTAAGTGGCTGCATGACTGGCTTGCTCAGCACAAGCAGGCGCTCTCCGAGCTGGTCGCCGTCGCGGATCTCCCCGACGGCGAAGCGAAGACGCTCCAAGGCAAACTTCTCGCCGAGAAGGTTGAGCAGCTCCGCCGCCGCAACTCGCTCTTGCAGACGCAGCTCGCCGAGAAACAGCAGCGGCTCCTGCCGCGGGACCAGGTGCACGAGCTGCTGGTGCGTGCCGCCCGGCTGTTGCGGAGCGCCGGCGACCGGCTCTACAAGCGGCACGGCCAGGAGGCCGGCGACATTCTGGTCGAGGCCCTGGAAGATTTTGAACAGATCGTCACTCAGCTCGCCGATGAACCAAACGCTTCTTGAAGAACTGCGCGACTTTATTCGCGCGGCGCGGGCCCCCCGCATCCGCAGCCTGCGCGAATTCGCCGAGGCCGAGCTGGTGATCCCCGAAGGGCCTTACATGGGGCAGCGGTTCCGCTGCACCACGCAACCCTTCGCCGGACTCTTACTGAACGAGATCGACAGCGGCCGCTGGCAAAAGGTGCGCGTGACGGGCTGCGTGCAGAGCGGCAAGACGCTGCTGCTGTTCGTGCTCCCCTGCTGCTACCACCTATTTGAATGGGGTGAGTCGGTGATCGCCGGCATCCCCTCGATGCAAATGGCCGGAGACAAGTGGCGCAAGGAGCTCCTGCCGGCCATCAAAGCCAATCCCCGCTTCAAGGCCCAGCTTCCCGTCGGCAAGGGGAAGGGCTCGAAGGGTGGCAGCTTCGATCTGATGCAGATGCAGAACGGGGCCATGCTAAAGTTCATGGCGGGCCACGGTGGCGATGAGGTCCGCAGTGGTTTCACCGCGCGGGTGCTGGTCGTGACCGAAGCGGACCGCGTGGATGCTGCCGGCGAGGCGAGCCGTGAGGCTGCCCCGATCTATCAGATGGAAGCGCGGACCGCGGCGGAGGCGGACAACGCCCGGCTGTTCGCCGAGTGCACGGCCACCACCCAAGACGGGTTTATTTGGCAGGAGTACAGCGAGAACAGCACCGCCAGTCGAATCGTGGGCCAATGTCCGCACTGCCGCGACTGGGTCACCCCCGAGCGGGAGCACTTCGTGGGGTGGGAGGACTGCCCGAGCGAAGTGGAAGCTGCCGAGCGGGGTACGTTTATCTGCCCCAGCTGCGCGGCCTGCATCGCTGACGATGAGCGGCGGGAGATGAACCTGGGAGCCCAACTCTTGCATCGCGGTCAGTCGATCGACGCGGCCGGCGTGATCCAGGGCGAGCTCCCCCCGACCCGGACGCTGGGCTTTCGCTGGAACGCCTTCAACAACTTATTCTGGTCGAGTGCCTTCCTGGCGGTGAAGGAATGGGAGGCGGGCCGGGCCCGCGACTACCACAGCGCGGACCTCCAGATGCGGCAGTGGTATTGGTGCCTGCCGGCGGAGCGTGACTGGAGCGATCCGATCCCGCTCACCGCCGAGCAGATTGCCAGCAGGTCCCTGGGGGACCTGCCTCGCGGTCAGCTCCCCGAGGGGACGACCCACGTCTCGGCCGGCGTCGATCTGCGGGCAAGTCAACTGCACTTCGTGGTGGTGGCCTGGTTGGCCGACGGCCGGGGGCACGTGGCCGACTACGGCACGCTCCCGGTGGAGACCAAAGCACTCGGCGAGCGGCAGGCGGTCCTGGCCGCCCTGGAACAACTGAACGCCCGCTTTCTGGCCGGCTATCCGGGGCCAGGTGGCCAGCGCGTCCTCCCCGGTTGGGTGTTCATCGACGCCGGCTGGCAGACCGACGTGGTGCGGGCCTTCGTGCGTCACCGCAAGCGGGAGGGGCTCAAGCTGTATTTGCCCAGCTTCGGCCGTGGGCAGAGTTTGCCGTCGAGCCGCGGCGGGTTCGTGCTCCCGACCAAGGTGACTCCGGCCAAACCCTTCATCGGCGAGCAATACTACATTTCATGGCACTCGAAACACCTCCTCCATGCCGTCTTCTGGAACGCCGATCATTGGAAAAGCCGCGTGCATGACTCCTTCGCGATGCCGGTCGAGCAACCCGGCGCGCTCACCATTCCCAAACCGCTCACCACCGCCGACCAGGCCGATGCCCGCGTCTTCACCCGCCACATTTGCAACGAGAAGTGCCTCGAGACGCACGTCGCGGGCAAGGGCACCATCACGACGTGGGTCAATGAAAGTCGGCGGGCCAACCATTATCTCGACGCCCTCGCCGAGGCCCTGGCAGCCGGCCACTTGTGCGGCGTCCGCGTCGCCGAACCGGAATCTGTCCGCCCGACCGTAACCTCCCCACCCCGCACCGTGCTCACCGACGAGCCTTATCTAGTCTCCGATCGAGAGGAATAGCACCCATGGAATTTGACCCCACCCCGCAGACGTCGCTGTTGAATGGCGATCTCGTGATGCCTGTCGCAGATACCGCCGACGGCGGCCTCCGCCAGCTCGACGCACTGCCGATCCTGCTGGAGCTTGAGCTCTCGCACTGGCAGCAGGGTTTCACGCAGCAATCGCTCGACGATCCACGGATCCACACCACGCGGATCTCGCCGCAGCAGGCGGTCGCGCTGAAGCTGCTGGCCACCAGTTTGAACCACCAAGGCAAGCGGCTGGCCAACGATCGTGTGGTGCAGTCGGCAGCCGATACCTTGCGTTACCTACTCGATCAAATCGTCGACCAGGTCCCCGGCAGCCTCATGGAGGAGCTCGTCGCCGAGCTGTACTGATGGGACGCACCAAGAAAAAACTCACCGGCATCGAATCACTCAATCAGCTCACGGCCGACGCCGCCAACCCCCGCAAGATCAGCGACGAGGGGGCCGCGGGACTGGCCAAGAGTCTCGAAAAGTTCGGCGACCTCGCGGGGATCGTGTTCAACCACCGCACCGGCGAACTGGTCACGGGCCACCAACGGGTGAAACAGATCCAGGCCAAGTGGCCCGAGGCAAAGATCGAGGTGATCGACGCCGAGCGGGGTGCGATCCGTGTGGACGGCGAGCGTTTTTTCGCCGTGCGGGTGGTCGATTGGAGCAAGGCCAAGCAACGCGCCGCCAACGTGGCGGCGAACAACGCGAAGATCCAAGGGAAGTTCACCAGCGAGCTGGCGACGTACCTTTTAGAGGTCGAAGCCGATCTCTCCGAGGAGCTCCCCACGGTGCTCGACGATTGTCTGCTCACCGAACTGATGGCGGCCGGCATCAATCTCTCCGACGATGCCACGGCAGACGAAAACGCCGGCGAAGTCGAGATCAAGGAGAGTTATCAGCTCGTGGTCACCTGCCAAGACGAGTCGCAGCAGAAAGAAATGCACGAGCGGCTCACCCGAGAGGGCTTTTCGGTCCGCGTCCTGACGATTTAGGGCCTGTTTGGCATCGAAACCCTACCCTCCAGGAGCAAATTTTCATGCCGCAACACTCTGTCACGGTCCGCTGCCAGGTCCCCAGCTCGTTTGCCGTGGACCAGGTCCGCGGCATGTTCGACCTCAAGGAGGCCACCGAAGCGAGCGAGACCTTTGCCGTCGAGCTCCCCGACGTGCAAGAGGATTGGCAAATCGGCGTGATTGTCGGGCCCAGCGGCTCGGGCAAGAGCACCGTGGCCCGCGACGTGTACGGCAAGCACTTTGTCGAAGGCTGCCGGTGGGATAAGCAAAAGGCGGTCGTCGATCACTTTGACGGCTGCGACATTCGCCAGGTCACCGGCACGCTCAACGCGGTGGGCTTCAGCTCGCCGCCGAGCTGGGTCAAACCGCACCACGTGCTTTCGGGCGGCGAACGCTTCCGCTGCGACCTGGCCCGCGCGCTCTTGTCGTCGGGCGACCTCGTGGCGTTCGACGAGTTTACGTCGGTCGTCGACCGCACCGTGGCGAAGATCGGCAGTGCGGCGATCGCCAAGAGCATCCGCAAGGGACGCATCGCCAAGAAGTTTGTGGCGGTCACCTGTCACTACGACGTGTTGGAGTGGCTCGAACCGGACTGGGTGCTGGACATGGCGAGCGGCCAGCTCGCGAGGGGGTGTCTTTACCGCCGACCAGCCATTGAGCTCGAAGTCGCTCCGGTCCACCGTAGCGCCTGGCGTCTGTTTCGCCGGCATCACTATCTGAATCACGACATCGCTGGAAGCGCGAAATGTTATGCGGCCTTTTGGCCCCAACCCGACGGAACCAGCGAGCCGGTGGCGTTCACCTCCTGGATCCACCGCATGACTCGCGACCGCCGGCCGCACGACATGCGCGAGCATCGCACGGTGGTCTTGCCCGACTTTCAGGGGATCGGCATCGGCAATCGGATCAGCGAGATCGGCGCATCGATCTTCGTCGGTGCCGGCGGGCGGGCGTTCTCGACCACCAGCCATCCGGGGATGATTCATTACCGCAACGCCTCGCCGCATTGGCGGACCGTACGCTTCGGCATGGCGGCCGCCACCGGCGGCACGGGCCTTCTGCGGCGCACGAGTCGGCCGTTGGATTCCTGCGGCCGCGTCACGGGAGGTTTTCAGTACATCGGCCCGCCGATGGATCCTGAGCTGGCAGCAGCGTGGCTCGGCAGTTCGCCGTACATTTTCGGCGACGAAGTTTGCGAGAGGGTGCTCGCCGTGCTCGCCGCCGACACCTGGCGGACCCCATCGAGCGTGGCAGCCCGCACACGATTGCCCCGCAATATAGTAGAGGCCGCGCTGCAGCGCTTGAAAAAGACGGGGCAGATTCAAGCCGCACGCTGCGGGACGCGCGTCGGGTACGCGCTGGCGAAAATTTCTTGACCACGGTTCTCCTGGCCGGTTAAGGACTTAGCCGGTTTGCCCCAAAAATCTTTGGAATTCTGGGCGGAATTCCTGCTCTCCGGCGGCTCTAGCCGGTCAGACGTTTCCCGGTTCCATCTCGGATCGGCTCTAGCCGGCTAGGGCCTTTCAGAGCCCGACACGGGTCATGGCCCATCTTAAAATCGAATCGTGGCTAATAAAAAACGCCCAAACAATTCCAACCCAGGAGAAACCCATGAATCCAACGACCATGAATATGTATTCCAAAGAAACTCACGACATTCTCAGAACTGACGTACCAGTACTAATTTGGGAAAATCTCACCGTCCTCATTGACGGAATCATTTTTCACGAAGACGAACTATCTTGCGCGGGCCAGGAAGGAATCCGCCCGCGATTTGAGGATTTTTACCTGCAATAAATTCACTTTCCCGGCGGGCCTGCAAGCCCGCTTAAACAATTCCTTTTTTCTCCTAACAACGCCAGCACTGAGTAGGAGCGCAAGAGCGATGCTGAGAGAAACCTTAGATGATTTACGCGGCGAGGCAAGAGAGTTGGGCACGCCCTGGCGGGAGGTCGTGGAATTTTGACATGAAAGCACTGACCATCTGCCAACCGTATGCCGAACTGATCGCGCGGGGGGAGAAGTTCGTGGAGAACCGCACCTGGTACACCACCTACCGCGGGCCGCTGGCCATCCATGCGGGGCTCTCGACCCATCGACTCGGCGAGTGGCCGCCGATCTCGCGCGACCTGGCCCGGGAGTTTCCCCGGGGTGCTATTATCGCCGTCTGCCACGTGGAGGACTGTCTGCCCGTCGACCAGGCCCCACCCTCACGCCACACCCACGGACCCTACTGCTGGCTGCTCGCCGACGTGGTCCGCCTCGCTGAGCCCATCCCCTGCAAAGGGCACCTCTCGCTCTGGAACCTCCCCCCCGACGTGCTGGAGCAGCTGACCCGCTAGGTCTTCGCCTGGCTGCGCCCCCTCACCGAGGCGCTTGACTAGCCATCCCCTGGACCCCCAGCACGGCAGGCCCTGGCCTGTGCGCTCGTGTGCGCTTCGGCCAGGTCGACCAGCCAGCCACTTTTCTAGGGGCAATGAGTACCCCCGTCCTCTCCAGCGACCTGACCCGCACCCAGCTCGTGGCGATCTATCAGGACGCCGCCGACTACGACCTCGTCGGCTCGCTCGCGCAGGCCCGCAGGTTCATCCAGGCGGGGCGGATGCTCTTGGCCCTGCCGCTGCGGCGCAGTGCTTCAGGCGGGCGGGGCGGGGAAGAAGTCGAACTTGAGCCGCGGATCGTGCAGGAACAAATCGCACGGGCTGAGGCCTGGTATCACACGCGCGCCTCCGACAACTCCCAGCTCGAACCGCGGCAACTCGTGCCGGCGGACGACTTTCGCTGCTAATCTTTATTCCCCGTGCGGATAACCCGCACGGCTCGCGAACGTGCCTCACTCGCTCGACACCATCTCGGACAGCTTCACGAACACGCGGAGCCACTACCTGGCCGCGAAGCGCTCCAGCCGTCTGCGCCGCCGCCGGCAGGGGATCCCGCCGCTGGGATCGAGTGCCGACTGGCACTATCAATCAGAAGGGGATTACCTGTGGATGGCCGAGGCGGCCCGCGACATGGACCGCAACGACCTGGTCATCGGCCAGGCAATCGATCGGGTCGTCGAAAACACCGTGCAAGGGGGCTTCTCGCCGGAGCCCCAAACCGGCGACGAAGGCCTTGACCAGGCCCTCAAGGCGCGCTGGGTCGACGAATCGACCGACCCGCTGCTGTGCGACGCCGCCGGCCAGTTCACGTTCCGCGAACAGACCAAGTTGGTGTTGCGCGACTGCATTGTGGCCGGCGATATTTTTGCGATCCCCACTGCCGACGGTCCCGTGCAGCTCGTGGAAGGCCACCGCTGCCGCAGTCCTTACCGCACGAAAAAGAATATCGTGCATGGCGTCGAAATGACCGAAACCCGGAAGCGGATTCGCTATTGGTTCACCCAGGAGCCGATCAATCCCCACGCGGCCACGGGCCTGCGGCTGAAAGATCTCCAGCCGATCCAAGCCTACGACGCCAACGGCCGGGCCAACGTCTGGCACGTCTATTTTCCCAAACGGGTCACACAGACCCGCGGCGTGACGGCGCTCGCGCCGTGCTTCGACGCAGCGAGTATGCACGACGACATCCAGTTCGCCGAGCTGCTGCACCGGCAGGTGGCCAGTTGCTTCTTCATCTTCCGTAATCGGACCAGCGAATGGGATCCCACGCTCAACGCCCAGGCGGCCCGCATCGGCAATGAGCTGCCCGCCGACGGCACCCAGCGGCGGATCGAGGGAGTCGTGCCGGGGCTGGAGCTCACCGGCGCCAAGGGTGAAATGCTCACGATGGATTCGCCCAACATCCCCAACCAGACTTATTTTCCGCATGTGCGGATGGTGCTCACCTTCATCTCGATCAACCTCGGCTTGCCGTTGGTGGTGTTTCTGCTGGACGCCAGCGAGACGAACTTCAGCGGTTACCGCGGGGCGATTGACCAGGCCCGGATCGGCTTTCGCAGCCTGCAGGCCAAGCTCATCGAAAAGTGGTGCCGGCCGAACTGGTGGTGGAAGGTCGAACGGTGGGCCGAAGACGACCCGGCGATGGCCGCCGCGCTCGAGAGCGGCACGCTCTGGAAGCACACCTGGAGCAGCCCCAACTTTGCTTACATCGAACCGACCAAAGACGCCACGGCCGACCTGATCCGACAATCGAATCTTTTGATCTCGCCGAGCCGCTGGGCGGCCGAACGCGGCTACGACTGGCAGGAGCTGGTGAGTGAGACGGTCCGCGACCGCCGGCTGGCCATCGAGCAGGCCCTCCAGATCGCCGGCGACCTGAACCAAACGCATGGTCTCACCGGCGAGGCGGCCGTCCGCTGGCGGGATCTCGCGCCGCTACCCAACGCCGACGGCGTGACGATTGCGATCACCGACGGGCCCAACGCTCCCAACGAAAAGGACCCCGCATGATCTTCGACCAAGCCCACGAGCTGTTTCGCGGCCTCGCCGATAGCCACCTGGTGTGGAGCATCGAGGAGCATGCGCTTAAAAATCGCATGCTGCGGGGTCGCCGACCGGCAGTGGACTTGCAGTCTGACTCGAAGTTCAAAAGCGACGGCAGTCCGCGACTGGTGACCGAGCTGGCGGGCACCGTGGCGGTGATTCCCCTTTGCGGCGTGATGGTCCCCTCCCCTTATTATGACGATGACGTGCCGACGCACGAATTGACCGCCGCCGTCGAAGCGGCTGTCGCCAACGATCTGGTCACCGCGATCCTGTTTCGCGTCGATTCGCCGGGCGGCAGCGTAGCGGGGCTTGCGCAACTAGCGGACGCGGTCGCCGCCGCC